ACCAAGAGCCGGTTCGACATTGCTACAAAACATTATTGCACAAAATCCTGACTTCTATGCCACACCTACATCAGGTGTTTTAGAGCTTGTATTTGCTGCAAGAGGTAATTACACAGATTCTCCTGAGTTTAAAGCTCAAGATGCTGATTTAATGAGAACAGGCTTCTTATCCTTCTGTAGAAACGGAATGGATGGCTATTATAATGCTATTACAGATAAGAAATACGTAATAGATAAGTCAAGAGGGTGGGGTATTCACTATGACTTCTTAAATTTAATCTATCCCAACCCCAAGATAGTAGTAATGGTGAGAGATTTACGCGATATCTTTGCTTCAATGGAAAAGAATTACCGTAAAAATCCAGATAAAGCCAATCCCGTATTGAATTGGGCTCAAATGGCAGGTACAACAGTACCAAAACGCGTTGATATATGGGCACAATCCCAACCAATAGGTCTTGCAATCGAACGTTTACAGGAATTATTTAGACTAGGTATAGATTCTAAAGTATTATTTGTTAAGTTCGAAGATTTATGTCTCTACCCCGAAACAACAATGACTAGAATATATGAGTATTTAGAGGTTCCTTATTACGATCATGATTTTGATAACATTCAACAGGTTACAAAAGAGGATGATGAAGTGTACGGTGTGTTTGGTGATCATGAAATCAGAACTAAACTAGCACCAGTACCTTCTAGAGCTAAGCACATCTTAGGAAAGGATGTAACAGATTGGATCTGGACTAATTATCCATGGTTTTTTCAACAATTTAGATATACAAAATGATAGTAGTATTATTCGGTCAGCCATGTAGCGGTAAAACCACTCTAGCAAAAGAGTTAAAAGCCTATAATATAGACGGTGATAAGCTTAGAACGATCTTTACTAATAAAGACTATAGTAAAGAGGGAAGAATCAAGAATTTAAATAGAGCTAGCGATATAGCTCACTACTTAAATCAGAGTATTGATGATATTAGAGTAGTATTATCTCTAGTATACCCGTACAAAGAGGCGAGAGACTATTTAAACAGTTTAACAAACGAAGTCTTCTGGGTGTATTTAACATATAATGAAGAAAGAGGTAGAGAATCTTACCATGTAGAAGACTTTGAGATTCCCCAAGCAGATGAGGTGGATTTAATGTTAAATACTACTGAAAAATCATTAGAGGAATGTATTAATTTAATTAAAACCAGGCTAAATGAAAAATATACTAGCAAAGGGGAATGGTAGTGGTGACGGTTATGCAATGTTCATCGGGCGCTGGCAACCCTGGCATGAGGGACATCAATGGCTAATTGATCAAGCCTTAAACGAGGGTAAGAAAGTACTACTATGTATTAGAGATGTAAAACCTGATGAGAAAAATCCATGGAATGCATGGCAAGTCTTTGAAAACTTAAAAATATCTCTTCAAAAGTTGATAAATGAGCAAAAAGTTCATATAATCGTAATACCTGACATCGAATCGGTGAATATTGGAAGAGGAATTGGGTACGATGTTATAGAACACGTTCCACCTCAAGAGATTCACGATATTTCTGCCACTAAAATCCGTGAGCAGATGAAAGCAGAAGGAAAGTTATGATAGTAGACAAAAGAAGACACATAGCCAAGACAATTAGCTATAGAATTATTAGTACTCTTATTGGATTCTTGTTAATGTGGTTAATAAGCGGCTCAATCAAGGTAGGTGCTGCATTTGGTATAGCAGAATTAGTATATAAACCTATTCAATACTACATTCACGAAAGAATTTGGTATAGGTGGATTAAATACGGATTGAAAGATAAAAAATAGCGTTTTGCGCTTTTATTGGATATTTATATATAGCTAACTTAAAAATTAAAAAAATATGTTAACATTTATCGTAGTAGTGATAATCGCAGCAACAATTTATGCTGGGTATAAATTCACTAAATCAGCTCCTGAAGCTATTGAGAAGATAGAAAAAGCAGCTGCTCCAATTATTAAAGAGGTAAAAGAAGTTGTAGAGAAAGCTGAAAAAGCTGCTCCTAAAGCTACTAAACCAAAAAGTACAAAAACAAAAAAATAAAGACTATGAGTCAATCAGTAACTCCCGAAGAATTAAAAGAACTTCAAGACGTTAGAAAAGCTGTGTATGAGACAATCTCAATTTTAGGCGATCTTAACTACAGAAAAACTTTAATAAATCTAGAATTAGAAGGTTTAAAAGTAGTAATTAAAGAAAACGCAACCAAGGAAAGAGAGCTTTTATCTTCTTTTGGAAAGAAGTACGGCGATGGTTCAATCAACCCAGAAACAGGCGAGATCAAGCCATTGTAATAAATTAGGTTTTGCCAACGGTATCAGCTATTTATTAGTAGAAATAAATTATTAAAATGGCAGAAGCATTAATTTCCCCAGGTGTATTCCTTTCAGAGAATGACCAATCTCAAATAACAGCAGGTCCTATTACAGTTGGTGCAGCATTAGTTGGCCCAACCGTACTTGGTAGAGTAAACATTCCAACTCTAATTACAACATATTCTGAGTATAAAGCAAAATACGGTGCTACCTTCATTTCTGGAGGTACATCTTATGATTACTTGACCTCTCAAGCAGCTTATAATTACTTCCAACAAGGAGGTACTTCTTTGTTAGTAACAAGAGTAGCTAGTGGTTCTTATACTGCAGCAACAGCTTCTGTTGCTTCGCTTTTAGGAGCAGTTTCTGCTTCGTTTGAACTTCAAACTATAAGCGTAGGTAATGTAATGAATAACAGTGCATCTGCATCAGGATCACAAGCTCCAAAAGGTTTATTGCCTTCTGGTTCAGCTAACAACGTAAGATGGGAAATTTCTAATGTAGATACAGGATCTGGTTTATTCACCTTATTAATTAGACAAGGTAACGACTACACTACAAATAAGAGCGTAGTAGAAACTTGGTCTAATCTTTCAATGGATCCAAATCAAAATAACTATATTGCTTACGTATTAGGAGATCAAGCTCAAAACGTAACAAGTGATGGCGGTGCTTATTACATTCAAATTTCAGGATCTTATCCTAACGCATCAAACTACGTAAGAGTTTCTAACGTATTTGCTCCAACTCCAAATTACTTAAATCCACAGGGTCAACCATATGCTTACTACACAGCTTCTTTACCAGCAGCAGGGAGTGGTTCATTAAATGGTTCATTTGGTAGTGCTACAGGTGCTTTATTTGGTTGCTTAAATGCAGACTTTAGTACATCGGCTTCATTAAACATGTACGAGAATATTAAAGCAGTTGCAGCTACTTCAAATACTAATAACGTACAAGGATTATTTTCTACTGATTATGATACCGCAATTAGCTTACTTGCTAATACAGATGCATATGCTTACAATGCATTATATGCTCCAGGTATTACTTATCAAAACTCACCTAGTCAAATTAGTGCTCTATTAAGTACAGTACAAAACAGAGGTGATGCTATTGCAGTAGTAGATATGGTTACCTATAACCAATCAGTTGCAAGTGTAACAGCAGCAGCTCAAACTTACGATAATTCATACGGTGCTACATATTGGCCATGGGTACAAGTAAGATCAATAGAAACTGGTAAGTTAAATTTCGTACCTGCTTCTACTATCATCCCTGCCGTTTACGAGTACAATGATAAAGTATCTGCTGAATGGTTTGCACCTGCAGGTCTTAACAGAGGAGGTTTACCAACAGTAATCCAACCAGAAAGACGCTTAACAGTAGCAGATAGAAATACTTTATACAGTGCAAAAGTTAACCCAATTGCAGTATTCCCAGGTCAAGGTACAGTAGTATACGGACAAAAGACTTTACAAGCTCAAGCTTCTGCTTTAGATCGCGTAAATGTAAGACGTTTATTAATTGCCTTGAAGAGTTACATTGGTCAAATTGCTGAGACATTAGTATTTGAACAAAATACAGCTGTAACTAGAAATAGATTCTTATCTCAAGTTAATCCTTACTTAGATTACGTACAACAAAGACAAGGTTTGTACGCATTCAGAGTAGTGATGGATGAAACTAATAACACACCAGATGTTATTGATAGAAACTTACTTGTAGGTGCAATTTACTTGCAACCAACTAGAACAGCGGAATTTATTCAATTAACATTCAACATCTTACCAACAGGCGTAACCTTTGGGTAATAAACTATAAAACACTCGTTCGATGAACAATAATACAAAAATTAGACTTCGTTTATCTAAGAATCTATTTGAATCTTTAACTAGAGAAATTCTTGCTGAAGCTAAAGTTAATGGCGGTGGCGCTTATACAGAGGTAGTAAAGATGCCTAAAGTAGGAAAAATCAAAGAAGTAAATGCAGTAGCAGATACCGATAAGATGGAAAAAATGGAAGAAAAGATGTCTTCTAAAGAAAAAATGGCTAAAGGACTTTACAACGAAGTAGATGTAGATACCGATAAGATGAAAAAGATGGAAGAAGCTCCTGTAGCTAAACCTAAGCATGATGTAGAGGCTTTAAAGAAAGCTAAAGCAAAGCTTGAGCAAAGAATTTCTGAAATGGAAACTATGACAGCTGAAGAGAAGATTGAAGAATCAGTTAAAAAGAAAAAACTGAAAAAATAAGTTTCGTATTAACAGATATTTATACTAAATAGAGAATAAAATGCCAGTATTAGATCCAAATGAAATAATGTTTACCGCTTTTGAACCTACCGTTCAGAACCGATTTATAATGTATATTGATGGTATTCCATCTTTCATGATCAAGAGTGCAACTGCACCAAACGTAAACTTAAACGAAGTTAAAATTGACCATATTAACGTTTACCGTAAGATTAAAGGAAAGGCTGAATGGCAGGATATGACTTTAAACTTATATAACCCAATTTCTCCTTCTGGTCAACAAGCAGTAATGGAGTGGATTCGTTTATCACATGAGTCTGTTACAGGACGTGACGGTTATTCTGACTTCTATAAGAAAGATTTGAACTTATCAATCTTAGGTCCAGTAGGCGATGTGGTATCGGAGTGGATTATTAAAGGTGCTTTCATTAAGACATCAAACTTCGGTTCTTACGACTGGTCTAACCAAGATGCAATCACAATTGAATTAGGTATAGGAATGGATTATTGTATCTTGAACTACTAATCGATTAAAAATACTAAAGAGCCGCCTAAAAAGCGGCTTTTTTTATGTTAAAAAGTTGGAAAGTACGTAAAAAACACATATATTTAGGTATAAAATAAAAGTTATGGCTTATATATTTGTAGTATCGGTACTAATAGGCGTTTTTATAGGATTTCCCCTGTACATTTACTCAAAAACAGTAGAAATATCAAGTAGATTTACTTTAACTAGGTTTTTAGTAGCATGGCCATTAAGGATGCTAATGTCTTTTACCACCTGCATTGGATTAACACTATTCAGTTTTATTCCAGCAGTACTGGTTCTAGCAGTAATTAACGTAGTACTTGCATCTATATTCAATCTCTCAGAAAACACGCAAAAAACTACCTTAGCTTTAGAAATAACACTGTATTTACTGTTTATTATAAACCTAACTCTAGTTGCTACTGTAAAGAATTTTATACGAGAAAGCAAAAGCTAGCCTCTATATATTTATTAATAAATTAACTAAATTAAGATTATGGACAATGAAGTAAAAATGAGTCTCCCAACAGAAAACGTCGAGTTACCCTCCAAAGGACTGTTGTACCCGCTAGATAATCCGCTATCTTCTGGAGTAGTAGAGATGAAGTATATGACTGCAAAAGAAGAGGATATTTTATCAAATCAGAACTACTTGAAAGACGGTACAGTATTTGATAAACTATTAAAATCCCTTATCGTATCAAAGATTAACTACGATGATTTAACTGTAGGAGATAAAAATGCAATCTTGATAGCAGCACGTATTCTAGGTTACGGTAAAGATTACAAAGTAACATTTGCTCATCCTATAACAGGGGAAGAAGAGGTTATTACTATTGATTTAGCGGAGATGAAGAATAAGGAAGTGGATTATAGTTTATTTAAGAATAATAACGAATTTACTTTTACTTTACCTAAATCACAGAACCAAATATCTTTTAAGATGTTAACTCATAAAGATGAAAGACAAATAGAGAATGAGCTGAAAGGTCTTAAAAAGATTAACCTATCAGCCGAAGTAACTACTAGATTAAAGTATTCTATTATAGCTGTTAATAACAATAGAGAAGCAAAAGCAATTAGAGAGTTCGTAGATAACTTTATGTTAGCTGCCGATGCACAAGCCTTAAGAGAGTATATTAAGGAAATATCGCCAGATTTAAACCTAACCTTTACCTTCGTCGGTTCCGACGGCTACACAAAGGAGGGTGTAGACCTACCAATGGGTGTTTCCTTTTTTTACCCTAACGCCTGAGTATAGAGCTTCTGTTTTTACTCAAATTCACGAAATAGTGTTTTTCGGTAAAGGTGGATATGATTGGAATACAATTTATAATATGCCTATATGGTTACGCAAGTTTACCTTTAATCAGATTAATGAATTTTATAAGAAAGAGCAAGAAGAATATGAAAAAGGGCAAGGAAAGAGTCAAATAGTGACAGCTAACAAGCCTCTAGCAAAACCCGGTATTCCAGATCAAAAACCCACATATACGAGCAAAGTGTCTAAGAAATAGGCACTTTCTCTTTTTTTAAGCTATTTATATGTAAATACTAAGCATGGAGAAAGTTTGTATTAAGTGTAACGTGAGTAAAGACTTCTCTAATTTTCACAGTTCTAAGTCCTATAAAGACGGAAAAATGGGAACCTGTAAAAGCTC